ATTTTCAAGGAGGTGTTGAAGGATTAGCAAGAATGGCCGCACAAGCAACATCACTTAGAATTGATATGAACACGACTCTAGGGTTTGCTGAAAAAGTATTTGACCCTGAGGGTGCTATTAAAATGGCCTCAGCATTTCAAAGATTAGGAGTAGCTCAAAGTGATTTATTAGACCCATTACGTTTGATGGATTTATCACAAAATGACCCTGCCGAACTACAAAAACAAATAAGCCAAATGACACAACAATTTGTACAACTTGGCAAATCAGGTAGATTTGAAATTGCTCCCGATGGGATGAGAACACTTAGAGAATTACAAAAAGAAACAGGTATTGCTTATAACGAACTAACAAAGATGGCTTTAGGGGGTGCAGAAATGAACAGAAAATTACAAGAAATTAAATTTCCTGATGTTTTTACTGAAGACCAAAAACAAATGATAATGAATATGACGGAGATGGGACCTGGTGGTGTTTATACTTTAAAAGTTGACGGAAAAGAAATGGGTGTTAATGAAGCTATGAAATTATTCCAAGAAGATAAAGGTAAAATGGATAAGTTTATGGAGGCTAGTAAACCTAAGGACGTAGCTGATTTAGCGTATCAACAACTTACTGTTAGTCAACAAATACTTGCGGGTATAAATGAAATGGTAAAAGGTCGATTGGCTTATCCAGCGGCTTCGAGTGGAGGGATGAATGAACTTATAACAGCCCTACCTCAAACTATAAAAAGTATGTCAAAATCTTTTGGTGAAATGTCGAGTATTAGTGTACAAAATATTCGTGAAATAATGGATAAAGGATTTATGGGTTTAAAAGAAACCTACCAAAAGACAGGAGAACTACCCAACATAAAAGAAATGATGTCAAGTTTAACTACCACCGGAAAAGATTTAGGGCTTCAGATTAAAGAAGATTTTGGTAATGCTGGTGAAAAAATGCGAAAAGAAATAGAAGGTTCAGGTAATTTATTTGTTAAAATTCTTGGTGATGGGGCTGAGAAAATAATTGAAAAACTTAAAAAAGCAGGGTTCGGAGCGAAAGATTTTATTTATTCGGAAAAACTTGGTAAGATAGATTTGTATGAAGAAGATACAATTGTTGGAGGAAGTTCAGACACTATGAAAAACATTGCATCTGTAAAACCAGAAATACCACAAATATCTTTACCAACAATTCCAACAACACCTATAACAACAACACCAACAAAAGAAACTTCAGGAAACATTGAACATAAAGGTGAAATTAAAATTGTGGTTGATGTACAAGCCCCGTCTGGTGTAGATGTTGCTTCTTTGAATCGAATGTTCTCTGACCCAATTTTTCTAATGGAGATGAGTGAAAAACTAAAAAAAGTTTCTTCTAATTCAGTTTTCTTCTAAAAAAGAACAAATTCACTTACGTCAATTTTTAAAAAAAAATAAAACTATCTATTTATAGTATAAAAAAAGTAAATGTCGGAAAGTACTCTATCATTTGCATCTAGTTCTTCGTTTAGAAACTCTCTTATGGGGAGAAACTTAGCGGAATACTCTATACAAGGTGCGTATTCTCCACCATCAGGACCAAAGAATTTCGAAGTCATTCTTTCAGATTCACCTGTGATTGATTCACCAAACGAATATATATCGAAAGATACTTTTTCTAACCGATTGTATCCTTTAAACAAGTACGGACCCGAAAGTGGTTATAATATTGAAATTAACTACAATAACGCACCTTTACCTGTAGATAGTAACCAAGGGGAATATAATCCAAATGACACCAATATGGATTTATTAAATGAATTCTATATTGATTTGGCTTATATAACCAACAAATATGGTCCCAACGATGGATACAACGATATGGTTGTTGTTACTGATATACAAAGAAATTCTTTAATATATCAACCTTACTGGAGTCCTCCGAGTTTTAGACCCTCTACCTACACACCGGCAGAAATACTTTTATCCAAGAACCCAACAGGTTCTAACGGACCAGTTTCTTTAGATTCCTATATAGCAAGTTTTGGTGCGAAAACACTACAAGAACTATTTCAAAGTACGATTGATTCAATTAATAATGTAAATAATTTAGGTGTTAATCAAATAAATGCGTTTAAAGAACCCTACATTGCAAGTTTGTACTCTACAGGACAACAAGGAGTAAAATCGTTAAATTTTCATATTACCGTTGCTCAAACAGCACCAATAAACCAAACAAACACATCAACAGCCTTACAGGCAACTTCACAATTTGTACAAAATGTATTAGGACAAACATACCCATCCTCACCGATACCAGGAGATTATTTTACAAATACTGGGTATAAAAATGACCAAAATCCACAAACATTATTAGCCTCAAATGCGGTAACAAACTTGACAGGAATTCTATTAGGTCCTAATTTGAAAATAGGTTTTAACCCTTCTAAAGTTTTTTTGGATAATACAGGTAGCGGACAAAAAACGGTACTTTTCACAAATCTTCAAAACAACAGATATCAACCACAATATGATAAAGATTTAGGTACCCAATTTACCGTAGGAAGTAATGTTTTACAAACTTTAGCGGGACAAGGTGGTGTTGGAGCTTTTTTACAAAGTGGTTATTATGTTGGTAGTCCTAATGCGGAACCATCAATGATTAATTCACCACCCAATCAGGTGCCAGTTAATCCATATGGTCAACAAGAACAAGCGCCCGTTTATGGACCTTCTGAATTAGGTATTCTTTATGAAGGTGCAATACCGAAACTTGGTTTTACGTTTAATTCAAAACCTACCATAGATAGTGGTGGAATAATGGGACAATTTGTTTGGACCTCTCCGAGATATGTTGGTAACGCGGGGTTTAAAGCGACGCCAGGAGGTGGAGCAGGACAAGTCGCACCTGATTTCCAACAAATATCAAGTGATTTCAATCGAAATGAATCTAACCAAATTAGTTTCAGACCAAATTCTATTTTGGATAAGACCCAAAGATTAATTGATTCTGGTGATTTAGTTACAGGAATACAAAGATTAAAACACGTAGGAAACGCAATCAATCAAGTTAGTAAAGTATTCAATGATGGTTATAAAGAAATCACAAAAGGTTCAAAAGTTGTTTCATATGTTGATAATTCAACTGGGTCTGAAGTTGGTATTGAATATTGTAGAGTTTTTGCTAAAGATACTCCTTATTATACTTATCAGGACTTACAACGATACCAAGGTATGGTGAATGAAAATAGGAGATTTTCATACTCAGTATTAGATAGTACATACAACTTGAATATTGCACCATCAAAAGAGGAGTATGGTTCAACAAATATTGTTAATGGTAAGGTTAAAAAATATATGTTTTCAATAGAAAATTTAGCTTGGAGAACTTCAGGTAGACCTGGTTATACATATGATGATTTACCTTATAGTGAAAAAGGGCCAAACGGAGGTAGAATAATGTGGTTTCCACCATATGATTTGAAATTCAACGACTCAAGTTCGGCGTCTTTCAATAAAACCTCATTTTTAGGTAGACCTGAACCAATATATACTTATAAAGAAACTACCAGAACCGGAACTATCAGTTGGAAGATTATTGTGGACCAACCATCAATACTGGATTTAATAACATCTTACCAACTCAAGAATACATCAAAAGAAAGAGTAGATTCAATTTTGGATTCTTTCTTTGCGGGATGTGCCAAGTATGATATATACGAATTAGCTAAAAAGTTTAATACATTGAAACTATCAGAACTTGTAAGTTTACAAGAGTTATTAAATTCACCAAATTTAACTGAAACAGAAATTACACAAATTAATGACGAAATTCCCAAAGAAAATGTTGTTGTACCTAAAACATCAACTATCACAACAGAAGATAAGAAAGTACCGGTTAATACAGAAATAACAGGTCTAAAACAAACGTTTGATGAGTACGCATTTTATTTTGAACAAGACACACCAAAATCGGTGGAGAATTTTAAAAACCTATACGATAATTATGTAACAACACAAAATATTGAAACTTATCAAAAAAACGCGAATTCTTTATTCACATCTGGTTCACCGAATAGTTTGACCACAACTTTTTTTGATAACATAATCAAACAAAATTTTACCAAAATATCTGAAGGGGCCAATAGTTACATAGAAAAAATCAAAAAAATTCTAAACGATAATCAAGGAACAATAACTATTGATTTACAAGGTTCAGCTAATTGGTCGGGTACTGATGACTACAACAAAAAACTTGCAGAAAGAAGAATTAATAGTGTAATTGAATGGTTTAAATCAACCGGCTTAGAAAAGTATATTACAGATAAAAAATTATTATTTAAATCAATAATCGAAGGAGAAGGTAGTATAATACCAAAAGGTGAATTAGGTGCTGGTGGAACAATTACTTGTACAGAAGAAGTTAAAGATAAAAATGGTAATTTGGTTAGAAAATATTCCGTTGACACGATTGCTTGTAGAAGAGTTAAGATTACAACTACATTCAATCCAAGTTCAACCGCGGACCAAACAAAAGATAAAACCCCAAAGACAACTGAAACCACAACCACAACAACTACTACAACTACAAATCAAACCTCAGGACAAGTTTCTACATCAAATCAGATTTCATCTAAAATAGTTACAACTAAACCCAAAAATACAGAAGACATTAAAGCAAAACTAAGAAAAGGTTTGGGTAAAAAAATTATTAGAAAATTATTAACAGAAGGGGATTATTTTCAAGTTTTACAAAAAGAAAATCCTTTTATATACGATTCACTCAAGGAAAAGTTAAAATATTTTAACCCTATTTTTCATTCGATGACACCTGAAGGGTTAAATTCAAGATTAACATTTCTTAATCAATGTGTTAGACCTGGTGACACTATTCCTGTAATCGGTCCTGATAATACAATAAGAAATGATAACGCTTTGAATACTTCTTTTGGAACTCCTCCAATATTAGTATTGAGAATAGGTGATTTTTATAACACAAAAATAGTTCCAAATAATTTACAAATATCTTATGACCCATTGGTTTATGATATGAATCCTGAAGGAATAGGTCTACAACCTATGATTGCAAATATAAGTTTATCATTTGATTTTATAGGAGGACACGGACTTGCTAATCCTGTTGAACAATTACAAAACGCACTTTCATTTAACTTTTATGCAAACACAGAAGTATATGATGAAAGAGCGACTGAAACTGATTTTAGTTTAACAAAATTGGATAAAGAACTTTTTGATTCTTTATTACAAGGTGAAGAAGGTGTGAATGAAAATGATGCAGTACCTTCAAAAACAAATAATGGTGGTGATACAATTGGTACTATTTTAACGACAGACAATGTAACTGGTGGTCAAACAGGTACTACTTCTTTCCAATCAATTATGGATGGATTATTAAATGACTCAAAACAATACTTTACAACAATATTTAATCAGTTAGATAAGATACAGCAAATATCTAATTATGGTATAGTTCAAATGGTAACTAAAAAAAGAAAATACGAAAAAGGAAAAATTAATAATAACGATGGTCAAATTTTCGGTAAACCTGACGACTTAAATACTGAATTTCAATCACTTTTCAAACTATGTGTTCAAAACGTAAATAATGGTACTAATCCAATTATTTCCAAATTGAAAAATGATTACCCGTCTATTACAGATAACGATATACGAGAAATCAAAAAAAATATGGTTAGTTATTTGAATAATCTTTCTAGTTCATTTCCAAATGAAATACAAATCCCAATACAAGAAATGGTTAATGTTCAAACAAATTTAATACAAACAATTCGTAAAATAAATTTAGTTTGTGATAAAACTGATGGTAAAATTTTAAATACGGGAGTTGCTTCAGTATACAATCTTAGTCCTACTGCCGATGTCTCAAAGGGTTCTACTTTCATTAGTACTTATTACGAATTAATTTCCGATTACAATCGACTTTATTTGAGTTCTAAACAATATATTCTTGATATGGTTAATGCCGAAATCATTAGAGAAACCAGTCCTGGTAATCCTGCATACAAAGGAACAGGTAATGCAAGTTTGTTGTTGACATCGTATTTTCCATCGGAAGATGTAAATTCAATAAGTTTTTATATGGTAATGGCAAGAATCTTAACAAACGACAATAAAAAAGATTCATTTATATCCTCAATAATAAAAGGTCCTCTTAATGATGTTAAAAAATTAAAAAGTCGATTTACAAGTGTTGTAAATAACTTGGCATCTAATTATGTGGATGAACTACAATCAGAAGAAAAGTTGTTCGCGAAGTTCAAAACAAGTAAAACTTATAATCAATATTTTGAGGGAATTGAACAAACACTATATGTAAAAGGTAAAACTAGAAAATTTGAGTATACAACAATACCATCTGGAAATAACGCCCAACAAAAACAAAAAATACTTGATTTATATAAAACATCTAATGTAGACCCTAATGAAAATACTTTTACAAATAAAATTACACTTAATTAAAAATGGCTAGTAGACAATATTATAACAGATATAATGAGTTTTTAATCGATGGCCAACAAACGGTTGTTCCATATGTTAATCTACCTTCCAAAACAACTGATAAAAGGTATATTTATAAAGTCGGACAATCCAGATTAGATAAGGTTTCACAACAATATTACAACACACCTTATTTTGGATGGTTAATTATGATAGCAAATCCAATTTATGGGGGTCAAGAATGGAATATACCTGATGGAACAATATTGACAATTCCATATCCTTTAGTAGCTTCTTTACAAGATTATTCATCACAATTGAATAATCAATTCTTTTATTATGGTAGATAAGTCAGAAAATATATTAGTTGAATTTGATTATAATAATATTACCATAATAGACCCTAATAAGGTTGTAGATTCTCTTGGTAAAGTAAAAGATAGATATATCAAACAAGAAGATTTGGTGATGTATGCTAATTTGGAATGTAAAGTAATTCCACGCACTAAATTAGCGGTTGGGGTTGCGAGTAACGACCAAATCCAGACCGTTTCAGTTGCTGAAATGAATTTTCTAAAACCAGGTGGTAAAGATTATTTAGACACAAGTTGGACCAATGAATTGACAGGGAAAGATAGTTTAGTAGGTAAAGCTGAAAATCAGGTTACTTTAAAAAAAGTGAACAACCCGAACAAAAGTAACGATACTTTTTTAAGACAAACAATGTCTACAGGAGGTAAAGTTGGTTCAATAGACAATAATTTATTAGGAATTCAATCCATACAAATTAAACAAGGTACAGATTTTTTACCTGTTATTACAATTAAACTAGTTGATATCAAAGGAAGGGCTTTATTTGAGGGTGCTGACAATTCTCCATATGGTGCGTTTTTCAATTTACCATACCCATTATTCCATTTAACTATCAAAGGGTATTATGGTAAGGCGGTTAAATTACCATTGATGCTACAAAATTTTACATCTAGTTTCAATAGTCAAAGCTCAAACTTTGACATAACACTAACATTTATTACATACAAGTACTCTATGTTGGCGGAAGTACAAATGGGTTCTCTTTTGGCTTTACCGTATATGTATAAGTCACAAGTTAATTTTGCTCCAGTAACCAACACTAATTCAGATTTCAAAACACTGAAACCAAAAAGTGTGTCAAGAGGATATGAAAAAATAAAAGAAGTGTATTCTGAATATAAGTCAAAAGGTATTATAGATGATGATTTTCCTGAAATGACAATTAGGGACTTTCAAAATAAGCTGGATAATTTTTTGAAAAATATTATGGAGTCCTTAGAAAAGGTAACTTTGAGTGGTTTGACTGATTTGGACATTTATGAAAATAATCTAAAAGATTATCAAAACGAAGTTTATTATTCTAATAAATCGTGGTTTAAAACTTACGTTGATGAGGATAACTATTACGTATTGAATAGTAAGGACAATAATCAAAGAGTTTATTTATTGAAAAGTTTTATTAATACACCCCAAAAAAGAGAGGACGCTTTTTCTAAATTGAATACGTTAGTACAAAAATACAACAAATTATTATTAGAAAACCCAACTTTAGGATTATCAGGAAACTACAAAGTCGAAGGTAAAACATACAATAGTTCAATACCATTCGATATTAGTATCAACAATTTTTATTACCAAGTTTCTGGCGACCTTTTAAATGATGTTAACTTAGAGGAAACCTATAAAATAAGATTCAGAACATCAAATATACCTACCCAAACTCAACAAGAACAACTTAAGGCGGAAATAATGTACAAACAAAATATTGAAGGGGTTAGCTATATATTGGTTCCGCCGGATAATAATTCATTAGAAAAAGTAGAAAAATTTTATCCGTTATGGTTTGATACAAATCCAAAAACATTTTTATATAAAATTGATGAGATAACTAAATCGTTAAGAACGAAAAGAACTGAAATAGAAGGAAGAATAAGTGATGCTTTAAATAAGATTATACAAAGTAAAAGTTTGGGTATTGGATTTGTACCTTCAATAAGAAATGTGTTAGCGGTAATTTTATCAAACGCTGAAGCTTTTTTGAGAGTTATGGATGATGTTCACACCGCAGCGTGGAACAAATCTACAACTCAAATTAGGAAAAACGCAATTTTTGATAAAACAATCGCGACAGCATCTCCAGATACTAAAGATGTTGGTTCAGTAAATAGTGTCCCTGTTTACCCTTGGCCTCAATATATTGTTGCCACTTCGGGTGAAAATGGTAAAGAAAAATATGAAGTTGCTTATCCTGGTGACCCAAAATATATTAATAGAACTAAAGGTTTTGATTATGACTCTTGGCCCGAAGTTGAATTTGTTGAAGAATGGATAAAAGGATTTTCACAAAGAGTTGATGATAAAAAAAACGAACCAGATTCATCAAACGAGGAAAATGATGTTAAAAGGATTACATTTAACGCAATTGAATTTCCCGTAAGAAACATCGTGTATTCAAACAAAGAAGAGGTAAAATTCTTTTTTGAATTATACGAGAGGATGTTAATATTAATTTATTATTCGAAGTTTTCTAGGTCAATGACCACTAACTTTGAAAGTGCGGTAAATTCCGTTATTACAGAGTCCGAAGTTCAAAATTTGGTTATATCATTAGGAACCGATAATCCATTTTTAACCCAAAAATTTACCCAATATGGGTTAAATTCTCAAAACTTTCTACCAGTTTTACAAAACTTTTCAAATGGAGGACAAGGACAAAGTTGGCAAAACTTTATTAGAGGAATTTATAACACGCCTTACATAAAAAATTTAATAGATAACTCTCAATTTGAAATAATTAATTATGATGTTTTTGACACTCAAAAATCAAAACCATTAGTGAGTTTAACTTTAGAAGATAAGTTTGTTGAATTTATTACAGGTACAACATCAAATCAATTTGATTTTACTGACATTTATCCTTTTACAGATTTAACTTGGATTAAATCCAATTTATCGGATGGGAAGGCTGTTAGTAAATCAGAACAAAGTTACGGTACAACAAATGTTTTGAAATATGATAAAACACAAAAGATAATTTCAAACTTCGAAAAAAATTTTGATAATCTAACTTGTAGACCTTTTTCAAATTTTCTTGGTAAAACAGGTACGGTACCATCTACGATACAATTTAATACAAAAACAAGTTTATCAACGTTTTACAAAAATAGAAAATATTGGAATCAATTATATACAGAAGGGAACGTAAGATATACTCAATATAATGGTGGAAAACTTTCCTATAATCAAACAACATCGATTCTAAACACACCATTTTTCATAAATGCTTTACAACAAGGTGTGGAATCTTTTGTTCAAAAAAACGCAAATCCTTATATAGTACCCGCTTACTATTTTTTAAATAGTTTACCCTTAGCAACTCTCAAAGAAAAGTATAAAACTTATAATAACGGAGCGGTAACAGATTTAGATTATATTTTTTCTACAATGAAAAAGTTTGGTGCGGTTCACAAAGTACCATACGCTTGGGTACTCAAAATGGGTTCAATTTGGTATCGATATAAGACATATAAAGAAACCGGTAATGACATACTCCAAAATTCTTGGACAGGTTTCAATGCTACGGAAAATTTTGACCCTGTAACTCAAAATAAATCAAAAGTTTATACTATAACTTTAAGTGGTGTGACATATGATTTTGTTTTAGAAAGAAATGTGAGTTTGGGACCTGATTCCTACACAACAATAACTACAGGTTTCTATCCTAAGACAATAAATGATTTATCCATTTTTTATAAAGGAAAACAACTCTACACTGGTTATACAAGCATCGAAATACAAAGTGGTTTCACAAATAATATAAACTTAAGTTATGTACCAAACGCAGGGATAAATTACGGAAAAGGGTTTGACCCAAATAATCCAAATAGAGATTTAACAATAATTCCGTGGTCAATTTCTTTGAATACTGATGATAACAAATTTTTATATGTAATACCATCACACGGGTGTGATATAAATCAAACAAAATTCGAATGTTTCAACGAAGATGGAAAAATGATTGTTGAAGTTACTGGTAATACAGCAATGTATAATGGAAGTACAAGGTTGTTTTGGGTTTCACCTAATTATGGTTACTTTGATTCAAACAATATTGCAAAAGTTAAACCAGATGAGTATCTCAAAAGAATTATTGTTGATACAAACAAACAAGAAAACTTTTCATTAAACGGATTAAATTTAACAGGAAGTTCCTCGTATTCTTCAATTGAAGAAATCTTTTCATTATTTGATAAAAACGTTTTAGATGTATTGGAACAAGAATTTTTAAAGTTTACTATATCAATTTATGATTATAAAGAAAATGTTTCAATACCCGTAAAAACAGATGATATTTTACAAAAAAACAAAACCTCAGAATTGACAAGTCAAAAATATTTAAAAAATTTTCAAGCTTTTTTCAGACAATTAATGTTGGTACCAAAAAATGAGGAAAAGAATCCTACCCTTTTTGTTGAAAAAATTATGGACGACCAATCTAAAAGATTCGGCGTATGGATGGATTTATTTATGAGTTACGATGTTGTTTTAAAATTTGGTAACCCATCTTTTTTTGATAGAAGAGCATTCTTTTCGCTTTCTTCACTCAATATGGTTGATAAAATAAAATATCAAACATATAACTTAACAACACCAAACGCATTACCATCTAATGGTGGTACGACAACATTAAGTTCATCAAAAATTAATCACCCAGCGGCTTGGGAAGCGTTGGAAAAATATGTTGGTTTTTCAACAATTAATGAATTGGTTTATAGTAATAATGGGTCATTTATAACCGACTTTTTTATTGATATGGATATAGCATTCAATGAGACAAATGTTAAATTATTTTCACCACTCATTAAATCTTATGCAACACAAAAATTAAAACAATTTAGAGAATCTCAAATACCACCAATACAACCATCGGCAACAATTCCTGAACCGATAATTGCTTATGCAACCTTGACTGATGGAACAACAGCACAAGTAATTAAAGGGCCAAGTTCCCTAATTAATATAATAGATAAAAGAAGAGTTAGATTATTAACTTTAGAAGGAAAGACAATAGATATATCCACAGCCGAAATATCCACAAAAACTAATCGAGAATTAATAGTCGACGCGATAACTAACTTTTACGGAAATATATATGTTAACCCAATAGTTGGTAATGTAACAGAAGTTCCATTACCTTCATATCCTTTGGTTCCAAACACATCCTCGAAATATGGTAGAAGAAAGTTTGTTAAAACTCTAAATGATTATTTGAAATCCACTGAAAAATTCAAAGATTCTGTATTAAATAACGTTTTAATTCAAGTTGGTACCCAACTACCTAAAGTAGTTGTTGACCCAATAGAGTCGGCTCCAAATACCGTACAAGGAACACCAACTCCACTAGAACTTTGGGATAGTTTCAAATCTTTTAACGACAAATGGATTTCAGGAACTGATGTAAAAAGTAAAACTCTATTTGAGGATATTATGATTTTAGATAGGGCAAATAGAGATATTGGAAATAAGTTTTTTGTTGATATAGAGTTATTAAAGAATAGAATGAAAAACATTCCAGTTACAATGTCAGTTAAAACATTTGTTAATTCAATACTAGAAGAAAATAGATTTGTTGTTATGAATCTACCTTCTTATATGAACTTTTATGGAATACAAGACCCTGTAAAAAATGGTAAACCTAAAGTGGAACCTTTGAATGAATTTGCAAACTCATTGTTTGGGACATTTACGAATGTCGACTATAGAAATTCCACATCAAAAATGATTTGTATTTATGGTGGAAAACCAAGTAGTCATTTAGAAATAAATAAAAATATTGACTATAGATATAGAAATGATTCTTTTGATATTACAAAAGCGGCTGATAATCCTGTAGTAGATTCATTGAAAGATAAGACCGACCACGCGTTATCAAACAAAGTAGTTGGATTCAACGTTGATATTGGACCTCAAAACCAAGGTGTTTTTAGTAATTTTTCTGTGTCACAAGAACAAGGATTGGCCACCGCTGAATCTATGAGAATATTAAATGATATGGCTAATTTAGGTGGTAATAGAGCCGCTTCAACACAAAGCAATTCTTTATTCAACGTATATAAAAATAGAAGTTATAGTTGTTCGGTAGAAATGATGGGTAATGCTATGATTCAACCAACAATGTATTTTAATTTGAGATATGTTCCAATGTTTAGTGGTCCATATATGATAACAGGAGTTGAACATACTATAGGTTCAGGTGACTTTAAAACAAGATTTACAGGTGTTAGACAACCTGTTGCTAATCTACCAATTTTAGACAACTATCTACAAACTTTATTGAAGAGTTTGGTAAAAATTGTTAAAGATGAAATTGAACAACAAAAACAAAAAGCGGCAAGTGCAAACGCAGTCACAAGTGGACAAACAGCAAATTCCGTAAACGCACAAGCTTCTGAAGAAACTAAAACAGGAAACAACTCAGGATGTGTACCAACTATAACTAATTTCACAACTTACGAACCAACTATTGACCCACCTAGTACAATACTTTCAGCTCGCGATATGGCAACAAATGTTAGTTTAATTTCAAACACATTTACAATATCCAATAAAGACGCTTTGGGACAACTATTGTTCATTTCAGCGTATATAGGAAGTTGGAATGGAACTAATTTTAGTGGTCCATCGAATAATTTTACTAATCTAACTTTAACCACAAGTTGGGGAGGACAAAACACTTATCTAAACAAATCAAAAAAATATTATTGTGGAAAAAATTCATCAACAAATTTACCATTTGCGGTTTTTGAAAATACGGTTGATAATTTAGAAATGTTAGCTAACTATCTGAAAAATTACGTTGTGGCATCAAAAGTTGTAAAAGGTGATGTAGATAAATTAACTGACCTTTGGACTAAAAATGTGGCATCTAAAGGTGCACCTGTAGGCCCAGGATTAGATACACAATATATAAAAGAAAAAGTTAAAAAAGCTTTGATTTTATATGATGAGTTATCAGTGTAAATTTTACCAGATTTCGATATATTTATAAAAAAAAGTTATGAACGTAAAATTATTATTAGACAATTATTTAGGTAAAAACATCAGACACACCGAAAAAGATTTGGGTGATGGTTCTAAACAAGTATGTGATTTAGATACTGGTGAATGTTATATCGTTAGAATGAAAGATGGTTTGATTGAAAGAGTTGATAATACGTTAAAAACAAATAAAAAAATTCAGGTTGAAACTTTACACGGAGTTAAACAACTTTTAAACGGATAATCCTATGAAAATAGATGTTAAAATTTTAGATGAAATAAACAGATATAATAAAATAAACACTTATATATCTGAACAAGACGCTCCACCACCATTACCTACAGGTGATGAAGGAGCAACTCCACCACCGGCACCTACCACAGACGTTCCGGCACCAGCCCCAACTGATACACCAACACCTCCAACAGATACCAAAGAACCTGAAAAAGTTGATTTGGATACTGATAAGGATGTAGAAAAAGTTGGTGATGAATCAAAAAATAAAAAAGAAATTGAAGTTACAGATTTAGTGAAATCTCAAAAAAATATACAAACAAAACAAGATGACTACTTTGATAATCTTTTTAAATCTTTGAACAACTTAGAACAAAAACTTTCAGATATGGATAAAATAATGGATAAATTAAATTCATTAGAAATGAAAGTTGAAAAATATAGAATTAAATCTCCTGAAGAAAAAATGGAATTAAGAACATTAGATTCAGGACCATACAATCAAAAACTAACTGATTTCTTTCACGATAAAGAATCGGATTTCGAAAAGTCAGGAAAAGAACAATATATTCTTACTAAAGATGATGTTGAAGATTATTCTCCGGCAGAAATCAAAAGGAGTTTTAGAAACTTCGAAGGTGACACTTTCACCAATATTTAATCAAAGGGGTCTGAAAAGACCCTTTTTTATTTGACTATATCCTATCATAGTTTTATATTTGTTTTATTAATTAACTAAAAATATATAATATGGCGACAAATTCCTTAGACGCAGTACTTTCGCAGTACGAACAATCGAAACAAGGTGCTTCATCACCTTACAAAATGTCTCAAGAAGACAGAATGAAAAAATACTTTGCGGCAATCCTCAAAGAAAGTGAAAAACAAGCTCAACGAAGATTACGAATTCTTCCTACTCCAGATGGAAGTTCGCCATTCAAAGAAGTTTGGTTTCACGAAGTACAAGTGGATGGTAAATGGCAAAAGTTTTATGACCCAGGTAAGAACGATAATCAACGTTCACCATTATCTGAAGTTTATGAAGAACTTATGTCTACTGGTAAAGAGTCAGATAAAGAACTGGCAAAACAATATAAACCACGTAAATTTTATATTGTAAAAGTTATTGACCGAGACAATGAACAAGATGGACCTAAGTTTTGGAGGTTTAAACACAACTATAAAAACGAAGGTATCTTAGATAAAATTATTCCAATATGGAGACAAAAGGGTGATATTACCGATGCAGAAACAGGACGTGATATTATTCTTGAACTCACTAAAGCTAAAACTCCAAAAGGAGCGTACTATACGGTAATCCAGACCGTAATGTATGATGACCCATCACCAGTTCATAAAGATAAAGAAACTTCAAAATCTTGGGTTGAAGATTCTATGACTTGGGCGGATGTTTATTCAAAAAAACCTGAGGATTATCTCGAAGCAATCGCACGAGGAGAAACTCCACGTTGGGACTCAGATGCTGGAAAATACGTTTTTGCAAGTACTACTGAATCTGTAACAACTATAGGAGGTTCTAAAGTGGCTGACCCCCAAGATAATGATGAACCTGATAATGATTTACCTTTTTAAAAAGGTAAATTAAAATTATTTTCCGCCATTTTAATATATTTATAAGTTAAATAGTTGCAATGGCGGAAAATACTTTGAAAAAATGTTTCAAATGTCAAGAATTTAAATGTTTGGATGAATTTTACAAACATAAATCTATGTTGGATGGACATCTCAACAAGTGTAAAAAATGTACTAAGATAGATGTCAAAAAAAGAGAAGACTTATTGAGGCAAGACAAAAAATGGTTGGAAAAAGAACGTGAACGAAACAGAAAACGTTATTATAGATTGAATTACCAAAATAGATGGAGACCAACCACTGAGTCAAAAAGGGAAACTATAAAAAAGTATAGACAAAAATATCCTGAAAAATACTTAGCATCTAAATACACTGAAATTTTTTTAACTAAAAAAAAGGGGTTACATCTACATCATTGGTCTTACTCACAAGAAGATTGGTTGGACGTTATAGAATTGAATATAAGAAATCATAATATGATTCATAGATTTTTAATTTATAAACCTGAGATTAAAAAGTACTCAAATCTAGAAGGTGTACTACTTGATACAAAAGAAAAACACATAGAATTTATAGAAGAAATAATTAAAAAATATAAAAACTAAAATTGTATGGACAATAGCATAGACAAAGTGTCCATGCTTTCTTATACTTAAAATAATGGAAAACAGAATTAAAGAAAAAATGTTTGACGCTTTGGTAACAAAGTATCGTAGTCAAATGTTAGAAGCAGAATCATCACTTATGGTTTATTTCAACTCCCCTGTCGGTATTGGAGAACATCCACAACACATCGAAGAAATGGATAAATTAGTAGAAAAGATTGCAAACGCAAAAGACAAATTGGAAACTTTCGAAGAGTTCTACAAATATAATATCAGATAATTATGGCAATTAAAAAGAATGATTTTAGTTCGGTAAAGAAAAAATTCTCTACTTCAGCAAAGTACAAACCACAACGTTTCTTTGATTTAGGAACAGAGTTTTTAGATGCGGTTGGATTACCTGGCCCTGCAATTGGTCACTTAAATATGTTTCTTGGTCACTCTGATACAGGAAAAACAACTGCACTTATTAAAACTGCGGTTGATTGTCAAAAGAAAGGAATTCTTCCGGTGTTTATTATTACTGAACAAAAATGGAGTTTCGAACACGCAAAACTTATGGGTTTTGAATGTGAAGAAGTTGTTGATACAGAAACAGGTGAAGTAGATTGGGATGGGTTTTTTATATTCAATAATAACTTTGATTATATCGAACAAATTACAGACTACATTAATAGTTTGTTAGACGCTCAAGAAAAAGGTGAACTTGAATATAGTTTATGTATAATGTGGGATTCTGTTGGTTCAGTTCCTTGTAAAATGACTTTTGAAGGCAAGGGGGGCAAGCAACATAATGCTAGTACTCTTGCGGACAAAATAGGAATGGGTATTAACCAAAGAATTTCAGGTTCTAGGAAATCCGATTCAAAATTTGAAAATACATTACTTATCGTGAACCAACCTTGGGTCCAACTACCCGATAATCCATTTGGTCAACCTAAAATTAAAAGTAAAGGTGGTGAAGCTATCTGGTTAAACTCATCTTTGGTATTTTTATTTGGAAATCAAAAGGATGCTGGCACAACAAAAATTACTGCTACGAAAGACAAAAGAAATGTTAAGTTTGCCTCAAGAACAAAAGTTTCAGTTTTAAAAAATCATATCAATGGTTTAGGTTATGATGATGGACGTATTATAGTTACTCCCCACGGATTCATTTCAGGAAAAGATACCACTGAAGAAAAAACTTCGATTGAAAAATACAAAAAAGAATATTCTGAATATTGGAAAAACGTTCTCGGGGTAGAAGGTGATTTTGATTTGAAAGAAGAAAAACCTGAAGAATAATCTATTTATAGTAGTGGAAACAAAAGTTTGTTCAAAATGTAAACTCGAAAAAAAATTGACAGAATTTAACAAACAATCAAGAGTTAAATGTGGTTTAAGGAGTAATTGTAGGGAATGTCAAAGAAAAGAAAGTAAAAAATACAAACTCGAAAACAAGGACAAAATTAAAAAAT